GGATCCGTCAGCTTCGGTGCCAGTCGTGATACTCATCGCGCAAATATTGGCTGTCGTGAAATCTGCCGTCAGATGCTTCCCGAAGGCGTAGGTATGCACGCGAGCACGCCACGGTTCATCCATCATTGTTCTTGGATTCCAATAGCTACGCTTGGCCCACTTGTTCTCTTCGATGTCATAGGCCCATGTGACCTTGGCTGTAGGGAAGTGCAGGATGTAGAAGGTGTGTCCTTCTTCCTGATAGACGAACGCTTCCGCATCGGTGATGGTGGAGTCACGTTCATAGGACGCGATGGCTGTCTCGACGGCGGCATCGCTGATTGGCGTCGGTGAATAGCCGCGAGTCCTCACGACGATTCCGCCACCGTCATCATTGCGACTGAGCCAGAACAATGACGCACCAGACGCTTTGAGCGTGAATGGGGCGACGATCCCATACTTGTAACTCAGCCCGGTGCGAGGCGCGAATGGAAATGGGAATGTGCCAGCGTCATACCAGATGTCTCCGGTCTTGCTGCCAATCAGCCAAACGTCTGGCGCCACGATCGCCATCGCCACCCAGTTGTCTGGAGCCGACGAGCGAGACACGAACTGAAGTGGATCCCATGTCGTGCCGTCGTTCAGACCAGAGATACGCATCGTGCTGGTGAGTGGGTCTAAGACGGCAAAATAACCGTCGAGCATGCCAACCATGCCGCAATCGCCAGTCAGTTCTTGCGTGAGCGTATTCGTGGCGAGGTCGTGAAGATAACCGTTCGTGCCGCTCGCCACAAAGGCCTGATTCGCATTGGACCCGTTCGTCACGATCTGCGCTTGGTTCGTATCGTAGGAGACGAATCCATATCGCGTGAAGGTATTCACGCCAGTCGTGCTGACAGTCAGCTCACCGTAATCCTTCCCCATCACGCCGAAGGTGCGCCCATTCTCAGAGAACAACGCACGTCCTTGCGAGATCGAGGCGCCTGAGGCTACCCAGACAGAGAAGCCAGGTGTCGGATAAAGCGCAGCGGTATTCTTCGCATGTTGAGGTTGCGATTCATAATACCAGTTGATTGTCTCTTCAGGGTTAGCGGTGACGCTCTGCGTCTTATCGCTCACCCCGATGAAGCCTGGATACTTCATGGCCCGGTATAGATCGAATACCGACGACTACCAAACATCAACTGTGGATCGCTCTGGAGGTCCATCAGGCGATTGTTCATGCGCTTGATATTAGCCTTCGATTCAGAGGCGCTCTGCATCAGGTATGGGTCCATCTGCTGCCCCTCCCTAAACTCAGGGAATAGTTCCAGTGCGAGCCCTTCTCGCATGAATCGGTTATAGCCAGGCGGCAATGCAATCGTGTCGTTCACGCTCGAGAATCGGTTCACTTGCTGTGGGTAATAGAGCGCCCCTTGCAGACCTGTTCCGGTCACGGTCGGCCAGATCGTGAGTGTTCCCAGAGCCCCTGTATAGGTCGGATTGTAGTAGGCGTAGAACGGATACGTCGAGGTCAGCGACTTGAGCGCGAGCGAGGCTTCAGCATCTTCCGTCAGCAGCGTCAACTGCTGCTCAAATGGCACGGACAGATTCGCATTGATCCAGTTGATCTGATTGATGAATTGCGGACGGACGATATTCACATCGCCGCCTAGCCCGATCGTATATGTGGCTTGGCTTGGGACGAGGTTCCATGTCGTGCGCGTCACGGTGTAGATGCTCAGACGCTCGTTGCCGCAGATGGAATCCACCCAGTCATTGAACCGATCGAAGGCATCGCTGAGGGAGTCTCCGCTGGGGTCTTCGTTCTCCTGAATGACGTTGATCCGCCGCATCGCGGCCTTGATCATATTCCGCACGGTGATAGAGGTGCCGCCAGTCGTGTTGGCGGATGCGACGGTTTGAGCCTCGGTGACCGTCGCCACCTGAATCGTCGCAGGGACAGCACCATTGCCGATGAAGGTGAAAGCGATGAGGACGTAATCGGTTTCAGCTGCGGTCGGTCGATAGGTGTAATAACCGTTACCCTCTGCCGTGCAGATGCCACTCCCGACAGCGCCTAGCGTCTGCGTGCCGCCATCCCCGGTGACGTAGACCGTGACCGTTCCGGCAAAGGCTGCGCCTGTGGTCGCATTGACCATCTGTGCGCCGATGACTTGTCCCGATGCTGCTCTGATCATGGCTGCGCCTGCTTAGTATCGCTGATCTGTCAACAATTCACTGAGAAAACATGAACAACAGGTCGATGATCACCTTCACTATTCCGGGCCGTCATAAACAGCAGTTTGCTCGTCGGCTCAAACCATGCGCCTCCATGCGCGTTCTGGCATGGGGCCAGCTCAGGGAAACTGCTCCCTCCTGGCATATCCACGAAGAGTGCAGCAGACGTGACTGGCGGTAAGAGGACCGAAGATTTCGATCCGAGCGCCACCGCCAGCAAGTCGGCGGGATCGTAGATCCACATGGACGATTGCATCGAGACAGTGCCTGGTCCCGTCGCCTCGTTGCCGTAGTGCGTGTCGTTCTGCCCATGGGCGCACATCTTCAGCGAACCAAACACCTGCGCCGGTCCATACCACGTATGAACTCGTCCATCTGGCGGATAGCTCCCTGACAGAGACGCCACGGTTCTGGCGAGTTGGCCCATGAACACCACGCCTTGTTTAGTCGTCCCGTTAATCCAGACGGAGGCTGTGACGTTATCCAGAGCCGTAAAGACATCTACTTGTCCAAACTGCACACCGCAGAACGCTCCATCAATGTTGCAGCCGCTGCCATCCTGCACGGGGTTAGCTTGCGGCTGATGCGCGAAGTCTCCCCCCTCTCCGTAATGGGTCCATCCGCAATCATCCACATCGTTTGGCCGTGACTGTTTATTGGAGATGTCCGAGTAGATCAGCGTCGTGACAGGCACGCTCACATGACCATCCTGATAGCCATCTGGAGGCGTGCTGTTCGCCGGCACGTTACACGCCGATGACGCCACTCCCCATGGTGAGCCAGAATTGCCAGACCCAATAGGAGCCCCACAGAGAATCCGGCCTTGCAAGGTCGCTTGGTAGGCTGAAGGAACAGGCATCATGTAGCCAGCAGTGAAGCCTGAGAATTGGGAGGTGCGCCACGGACCGAAGGGTTGCACAGTAGGCAGACTGAGAATCGTGCTTCCGAAACTCGGATTCCAATCGAATCCCACGTTGTATTGATCCTGATAGGACCAGAGGAGTTGACCAGCTACCTCGTCCCAGAGCAGACCTCGCGTCGGTTTCGGATTTGATGATCCGACCTTACCGCCCAAGGTCACATCCCACCAGTTCTGAACAAGCGTGCAGACGGTTCCAGTACCGTTGTATTTGATTTCGTAGACGGGATCGGGCCATCCCGTTTCAGCTTGTGAGCCGCAGATCAAGAGATTGATGTCTGATCCCACCTTTCGACCTGTGAGCGCACCCATCGAATAAGAGAATTTGACGCCGTTCGGCTGGTCATCTGGCGGCATCGTCACAAAGCCCAGATAGGTGAAATCGCTGGTGTGCAGCAGTGACGGATTGACGGGCGCGGAAGAAGACACGACTGGGATGCCATGACGACGCTGTATGTAATGCACTAATGCGTCTCCGGTTGAGGCGCCCAAGGTCCAACAATCTGGTTACTGTTCGTCGCCCATTCTGGATTGAATGGAGGAGGCGCAGCACCACTGATGGTTTGCATTGGCTTCACTGATTGTGCTGCCCAATGCTGGACCCATTGATTGACTAAAGCTCCGAGATTCGCATTACTGATCGACCTGACAGGAGGAGGAGCCGTTCCAGACGGCAGACTCGCCGTCATGTTCCGCGCACGCTGTGCGTTCCAAGCCGGTTGCCACGGACTGACCAATTCACTGATGGCCGTGACTGACAGTGGTCCATGCGGTGTCGGAGGCGCGAATGGCGTCGGCGGAACGAATGCGGTCAGCCGCTGAGGCTCAGGCCAGTCGGTCGGCCACGATCGCACCAGTTCGCTGACTGCTGTCGCGGACAGTGGTCCCTGCGGAACAGGTGGAGCACTTGGCGTCGGCGGCACGAACGTCGTCAGACGCTGAGGTTCAGGCCAGTCGCTGGACCATGCCTGCCGAATGACCCACTGTTGCGGACTGTATGGACCGTGCGGATTTGGCTGATCTGGTGAATTGACCGGGATCAGGACATTGGAATCGACAACAACGATCTGGAGGTCTGGGAACGCTGCGGCCCAGATGCCTGGATTCAGCCAGCCTGTCTGATGCGTCGGATATTGCCCAGTGAAGTTGTCGGCTATGAAATTATCGAGCAGGGCTGGCGAGGCGATGTCGTTGACGAAGATGCCAGGCTGTCCAGTCGTGACGGCGGTATCGGTTTGTGTCGTGCCGATCTGCGCGGTATTGAGGAACATCTGCAGCGCAGATCCGATGACCTGTAGACGATAGATATCTCCATCAACGAGGGTGAGTCCTGAAACGGTCTGGATGGCCGTGCCGACGCCAGCGACGGTCTGGTAGAGCGTGATCGTGCCACCGCTGGCATCTCCCACCATCGCATAGGAGGCATCCCCTGATGGTGAGATGCGAACGACGATGCCTGGAGTATCCCCACCGTATGCGGCAATCGTGACTTGGGCAAACTGGTCTGGAGAGAATGTGGTTTCTTTCCAGAACGAAAGATTCTGACCGACTGCTCCTGGGAAGGCGTTGATGCCATTGGTTTCAAAATTCCCAATGACGTTTGTCCAGTTGCATGACCCGAGTGAAGTCCCGTAGTTGACGTTGAACTCGTCATGCGCTGGGAGCCCCACCGGCTGACACATCAGCGGGGCAATCTTGTTCTCCTGATTGTTCGGCGCCTGTAGACGTGGCTCTAGCGATGCCGGCCATGAGGCCAGCACGGCATTCAGCGATGGCGTCTTCTGGGATGGTAGAGGCGGCGGAATGAATGTCGGTGGAGTGACATGCCGTGCCGACTGCGCGGACCATTCCGTCGGCCATGACCGCTGCGCGACCGAATAGTATGGAGCGGCTAGCGGACCACGAATGGGAGGTGGATCTGGATTATCAGGTCCGATCGTCCACGTCGTAACGAGGTCAATCTCCGCTGGCTCATGCCACGACGCAAGGATACTCAGTGGCTGTCGCGCAATCGGCGGATTCGCCGCTGGTGGAGGCGGCAAGACCGCTGCCGTGCCAAACGCTCGTTGTGCCGGCCATGCCGGGAGCCATTGACCATAGACATGCGTCAGTGGCGTGTTGTAAGGAACTGGCGGCTGAACGATTGGCGGAGGCGGAATGACCGCCGCATTGCCAATAATCGTCTGCGCGGACCATTCCGTCTTCCATTGCCCGATGATCGGATGGATCTGAAGCGTGAACGGGATTTGTGGCGGAACAAATGGCGGCGGCGGAATGACCGCTGCATTCTTGACTTGCTGATTGTTCGGCGCCTGAAGTCTGGGCTCAAGGTCTGCCGGCCATGAGGCCAACACGACGGCCATCGCCAGAACTGCCTGCACTTGCCGACGAGGAGGCTGATCGCCAGTTGATCCCTGTGGCTCATGCGGCACAGGAGGTGTGACACTCGATGATTGCGACGGCGGTGGAGGCGGATAGAAAAACGCCATGCTATTGCGTCAGAATAGGCGCCATGTAGTTATTGCGTGGCACTTGTGTTGACGACACAGCCGAGAGTTTATAGACCAATACGGCCATATTCCAATTGACCGTGCCGCTGGCCCACGTCACTTCTGCGCGAGCGGTCGATCCAGAGGAGCCAGAATCCGCATCCTCCAGCAACGCCTCTTCAGTGGAACTGGCATCGAGTTTCGCGAAGACGCTATACGTCGTATCGACTGTGCCAGCCGAAAGAGTTTTGCTCACCCCGTCGTCCGCATAGGCGCCGATCTTGAGTTCGTTCGCCGCCGTGGTCGTGCCTGCGGTCGTGCCAGAATCCGCTGGACCAGTTGAACCGACAGAGTTCGCCTTACTAATGTCTATAGCCGCTGCCGCTCCTACGGCTGTCGAGATTCCGCTATACGCGCCAATGGCGACCGCTGCGCCACCCGTCGCCGTCAGGTTCCCGCTAAATGTGACCGTGATATGCGTGACACTGGTGCCATTCGCGACCGTGCTCCACACCTCCAGGCAACCGAAATCTGACCCGTAATCCTTCTGCTCTTGGAGGTCACGGTTCCATGTATTGCCTTGCGTATCGGTGATACTCGAAACAGAGAAGGCGCCTGCTGAATGGATAGTGCTGACGCCAATCACGGCAATGACACGATCGTTGGCGACCGTGGCCGCTCCGAGATCGCCGAAGTCTTTTGATGTGCCGGCATTCTCTGTTCCGGTGAGAATCGCGCCGGCCCTACGTGCCCATGCCATTAGAGACTCAGCGCCTCATAGAAGGTGAAGCCGTAAAGGGTGATGTCGCTTGTCGCGCCGAAGTCGTGACAGAAGCTACCCATCCCTGGATTGCCATCAGACCAAATGACTGAATCCGGTCCACCTGGATTACTGCCAGCGCCTCCATCGTTTCCTGTGGAGGTGTTATAGGTGCCAGCCTGAAACTCGACACCGACGCCATTGCCACCGTTGAAGCCAGCGATTGTGAGGTAACTCGTCAGCACCGATCCGATAGCCGTGGCACGTATTTGGTCGCCGGTATGCATCACCCAGCTAGCATTATCGGTATGGAGAAGCGCCGTGAAACTGCCGATGGCTCCATTCCACCGAATAATTTCGATATAGGGATCGGCTGGATAGCCTGGGATACGGACATTGAACTCATAGCCACGGTTGATGCCTATAGAGAGGGCTGACCGCAGCCGCATCTCTACTTCAGAGTTCCAATTCCCTGCAGTGCGTGTCGTGAAGATGGTGCCTCTCGCTTGCTGGTTATTACTCCACGTGCCAGTGAGGAGCGCCGTGGAATCATCATAGATACTGGCTGCGCTTCCTGTCTCAGTCCCGATGGCTTTGCCGCTTGGACTCACGCGCATATTCGTCCAATCACGCCCATTGGTCTGCCCGTTGATCCAGAGTCCGCTTTCTGAGAGCGGATTTTCTACGAGCGGAAACGAGGTGGAATAGGACGCATGGAAAGGCGAGGGAGGCGTGACGGTCCTCCCTCGCTTCGTTGGAATGTAATACTTCGGCATATGGGCCGAAGCCCCCGCGCCTTAGCCGATTTCTCGATAGACCACGCCGAAGGACCATCCGGTCAGTGTTCCAGGCGTCGAGGTGAACTGCAGGAACGTGCCACTGGTGCTCCCAGGCATCGACTGCATGGTTTCAGCAGGCGTCGGAACCCAGAGCCATCCGTTGAGGACGTTGAAGTTGTCCGGATAGACCTTGATTTCGGTGCCACCACCGTTCGCACTGGAGTTGATGCCAGCCGATCCAGCCGCACCAGTCGTGTTGCCAACAAGACTTGCGGTCGGCAAGCCGAGCGAGGTCTTCGCAGGCGTAGCCGATGTCAGCGTCGGAAACGCCGTTACTTTTGTGCCGATGCAGATCCCCTGTTGCGCCGACGTGGCGTTGGCTCGCTGACTCACCCAGCATCGCAACAGTTCATAGCCAGGCACGCCAGCGCCACCGGCTGCGACGTTCAGGAAGACAAGCTGTGGGGCCGCGACGACGGTGATGTTGTCACCAGAGACGGTATAGGAACGATCAGCCATGTGTAGAGTCCTCTAAGTTGACGAATTTCTGTCCGGGCTTATCGTATTCAATTTCACGCCCGGTGCGAACATCGATGTGCTTGAATCTCTCGACCTGACCCGTTCCACCACATTTCGGACAATCGATCAAGATGTCCTCTTGCGTCAGTTTGTTGATACCGAGCCACATCTTCCCCGGTTGCCGCTTGTAATCACTACAAGCGATACAGCGCATCATCCCAACAGGTCGTGAAATGAATGGAACCACTTCGATCATGGTGCCCAATCCTTCGGCGCTTCTTCCCAGATCAGACCGCACTGAATGACTGCCGTCGTCAATGTGGCAGACCCGGCAAGCGATACCCATCCACCTGGTGGAACCGTGATGATGCGATTGAGAAAGGCCCAGTTCATCGTGGATTCAGTCACCGTCAGCGCACCTGTCGTGATCTGCGCCAGTGGGAGAAAGAACGTGCCGGCGTTCGTTGGCGTGCCCACCCGATAGGCCGTGCAGGACGATGCCCTTCCACCAAGGAACAGATTCGCGGTGCTGTCGATCGCCGTCGTGGAACCTGGCGCGGCGGTTTGCCCTGTGGCTCCAGTCAGACCCAACGCGCCAGCAGCCGCTGATGCTGTCGTGACCGCGAATCCCACAGCCACGATGCGTGCGTTGACCGTCGTTGAACCGTTCCAGAGGAGCGGTCCTCCTGTCCCTGCCGCCGTGCTGAAGATGACCGGAGCCGTGACGATGGCTTGAGCGCAGTAGAGCCTCCTGTTCGTTGAGGCGTCTCCGAAATAGAGGTCATCCATCGGCTATTCCGCCGAAATCTCGACGGGTTTCACGCCCTTCGCCGGTCGGCCACGCTTCCGCTTCGGCTTCACGTCAAGGATGTGCTGGCTGGTCGAAGCATCCGCTTCCTTGAACTCGGCTCGAGCCTTCTCGCCCATGCGTGCGACCTGATAATGCACGCGAGCGGCTTCTTCAGCCATGTCCTCATAGTGCTTCTCCGCTCGCCTCAGCGCCTCGTCCTGCTTCTCGCACCACCCCTGACCCTGCGCCTTCAGATCTTCATCCTCATTCTGGACGATCTTCTGGCACTGCCGGTTGAAGCCTTCCACGAAGTTCGTGTCACGCTCCAAGTCCTGCATGTTCGTGTAGAGCCACGGTGCAGGCTGGACTTCTCCGACAGACATCTTGCCAGTCTTCGGATTCGTCTTCGCCATGAACAGCATCTTCGGATATGGCCTGAAGACGTAGGGATTGCCAGGCTTGAAGTCACCGTCTGGAGTCATCGCATAAATGGTGTTGTGCTGTTCCCACTTGCGAAGTTCTTCAGATGTTGCCCCTGAAGGATTGTGAATGATCATGGTTCCTCTTCTAAACAGGCGTCGTCAGGTTGTATTGCCTGACGCCGAGCGGACCCGGATACTGGATGTTCGTGACCAACTGCCATGAACGGTCCTGCGCTCCGTCTCCGCTCTCATTACCCTGCACGGTCCAGACATTGCCGTTCAAGACGTTGATGTGCGGCAGGACATAGACGCCAAGTGGCGGCACGCCTACCGGATCAGACTGATACAGTTGATTCGGTAATGCAATCCAGACCGTCTCAAGCGGAGAATGCATCCGCGTGGCTGTGCCTTCATAGCCACGACGCACATGGACACCGCTGTTGATGGTGTCGATGTATTCCACATCGAAGGCTTCAGCGCCAGCATAGAGCACGCTGTTGCGAATGATGCCAGCCGTGCTGGCGAGATACACAATCGTGTCTCCCGCCAGAACAGGCTGCGTGAACGTCGTGCTCGCGAGCGCGATCGTGGGCGTGGACATTTACCGCTCCCACCACCCGCACTCATATTCAAATGTCATCGCGGTAGTCGCACCGCTAGGACCAGTCTGGACGAAGTAGAAGTTTCCGCCAGACGCGATGACGATCGGAGCGCATGACGTGATCGTATTCGTCACAGCGGTGATGAGGGCATAGCCGGTCGGAGCCCATGCGCCATTGCCGAAGACGAACGAGTAGGAGTCCAGCGCCACGCCGATGTAAGGCTTGACGGTGCGCTGAAGCACCTTCTTGACGTTCGTGAGCGGGGCCGTGACGCACGCGCCAGCCGTCAACGTGACCGCAGTTCCAGCCGTCGAGTTTGAGCGCGTATTGACAGCCACAGAGGCTGTCCCTCCTGACGTGAGGCCGGTCGCTCCCTTCGAGTCGGTCCATGCCAGGAAATCGACTGCCGTGGCCGAAGCGTTCGCGACGACGGTCGTGAGCACGATATAGTCCAAATACATATCCGTAGGTCCAGCGTTGAACATGTGGATGATGGATTTGGTATTCGTGTCAGCTATGGCCGGCGCGACGTGGCCGGTGAGCTGCGTGCCCACCGTGGCGTTCTGACAGACGAAGTAGGAACCTTCATCCGCCAGAGAGACGCGACCAATGCCATACGGCAGAATCGCCGCCTCGGCATATTTGCCGGTGCGCGTCGGAGTCGCGACAGTCGCGCTGTCGGCTGACCCTGTGGGGCGTGCTTTTGCGACAGCCATTACGCGATACCTCCAGTGACCTTCGTCACCGTGCCCGTCCATGCCGGCGCAGACGGAATGTTCCAAGTGCCGTTACAGGCCATCACATGAATGCACATCTGAGCGCCCGTTGCGGCAGTCAGTGCGGTATAGCCTGAGCCCACACCACCGAGCCCACCAGTGAAGGTGACGACGTGCGCAGCCACCGTGCTGCTGACGATCCACAGTTCCGTGCCGTCCATGTCCTTCGTCGGAACAGGCACGGTAATGGAGGCTGCTGTCGCGAGATTGATGACCACGCGCATGTCCTGTCCAGCCGTGGGCAGAACTAAACTCGTTGAGGTCGTCGTGATGCTCGCCATGACGACAGGACGGCCTACCGAATAGGTCACGTTCTGTTGCGGAGACGGCAGGGCAAAGTCTGACGCCAGTCCGTGCGTGACGGCGGCGGTCAGAAAATGCGCGGACGATTTGGAACCATCGCGTCCACGCAGCACAGGAATCGTGGTGCCAGTCGAGTAGTTCTGCGCGACCTGCATCACTTCCTGATCGATCAGCACCAATCGTCCAGCCGACACACTCGCGGCTGACGCCACGACGATGTTGGTATCGAGTGCCGTGATCGTCGCGGAAAGAGTCGTTGTGGCAAGTGCCATGTGATTAACCCCACACTCTGCACGCCAGACGTGCCTGAAGAGTGGCCGCGCCGATCAGAATGTCCATACGATTGGGATTCTGGTCGGTGCCAATCTGATACTGCTCGACATACCGGATGGAAATGCCCAGCGTCTTGTCCTGCACCGAGTAGCTATTCGCACCAGCGCCAGGCTTCTTCAAGTCGGCCATGACGAACGCGAAGGCGTCTGGATGGTAAACGAATGACTGACGTGAAGCCGTCGCGACGAGCGTGCCAGAAGTCTTCGAGGAGGCTCCGAGCACCGTGATGCCGGCGCCAGAGGCTGGCGAAGCGTCCACCGTCTGCAACTGACCAGAGGTGATGATGGACGGGCTAATCGGCAGAGCGGTCATATTGCCGCTGCTGTCTGAGGTCGTCGCCGTCACCACGAACTGCTGGAGGCGTCCGTTGCTCGCATAGGACAGCGGGTTCACGCTGTTGACCGCATCAAGCACGATGATGTCGCCCTTGTTCAACGTCGTGGAACCGGAGGCCCATGCCTGCGTGTTCAGCGTCGAACCAGTCTGGTTCGCGCCGTTCACGGTCGGAGTCGCCGTCGATGTCCATGAACCAGTCGTATGCGTCGGCGTGACCGGATCCTGATACCACTCGGAGACGCCGAGGTTCATTCCCGAGAACTGGCCTTCCTTCCAGAAGGAACTTACGGAACTCTGTGGATTGAATTGCGTGTAAGTCGCATTCGCGATGGTCTGCATCGCGAGCGGATCCAAACAGGCCACGCGGCCCTTGAGCGGAGTCGCGAGGTCCGTGAGTTTGGTGCCAGCCTGCAGATAGGTCAGCGTGGCATTTGGCGTCGTCCCAGGCGTGCCGACTGACGAGTAGATGTCCCGGTAGACCGCCTGAAACGCCAACACTTCAGAGGCACTCGCAAGGGCTTCCGCAGCGGGTTTGGTATACCGCTCACGGATGAACTGAATCTCAGTCGTCGCCTGTGCGCTTGAGTAACTCGTCGCGACGTTTTTTTGATTTGTGAGCGTGATCGGAACAGTCTGATCGAAGATGTTCTGTACCTGCAGCGCCTGTCCGTCAGTCACCGTGAAACGCTGGGGCAGTCTCGCGTTCACCGTGTTACCAACCACAGCTCCCGCCTGCATGTACTGATCGTCGTAGGTCCGGTTGACGTTGCTCAGGAACGTCAGGTCGTTCAGGTAGCCTCTAGCAGTGTCCTTCGTCACCCATGAGGGTGTCGCAAGTGTATTCGGCATTCGGAACTCGCATTAGCGCACCCCTCGTTTGCTCTCGGCTTTGTTTTCCCGCGCATAGAAGGCGGAAAACGGTTCGTCATCACCGGGATCAGGAGCAGTGGCTACGGGCGAAGTTCCCAGCGGCTGGATGGGAGGTTTCGCAGAACTCACAACGGGCGGTTTGCGTTGAGCCGCAGGGGCAACAGCAGACCGCGCAGATAACTTGCCGACGATTTCCCCAATTCGTCCGATCTGATCGATCGGGTGCAGGCCGAGGAGAGCCCGAGCTTCCGGGACATTCTGCGAGAGGTATTCCGCGATTTCTGGACCCTGTGCGTGGTTCTGGAGGAACGGCCACACCCGCTGGTCAATCGGTGTCTGGCTCAACCGCTGGTCGATGTCTGGCACACGCTGGCGAATCTCTGCCAGTTTTCCGGCCCATGTCTGGCCGACTACCGCCTGATGGCGCTGCGCTTCGGTCTGCTGCGCGATCTTGCCGTATTCCTGGCGACTGATCCATGCCGCTTTGGCGAAGACCCATGAACTATACGGATCGGGATTCGCGGTCCCGTCCGGGAGCTTCATAAAGTCGGTCAGTGCGGGTTCAGCATCAGTCGGAGGCGCCGTTGCAGGTTGAGGATCTGTTCGCGCCTGGGGCTGTGGTGTGCGTGGCTCCGACCGCAGTCGGGCAAGTTCGGCTTGGTGAGCTTCGAGTTCGCGCTTCGCCTCATGTTTCGCGGCTGTGAGCGCATCGATTTCCTGTTGGATGGTGAGTTTACGACCTTCTTTGGTGCGCTTATCGACCTTCGGTTCGGTCGTCGCAGTCGTCGCGGCAGGTTCGGGTTCTGGCTCAGGTTCTGGCGTCGGTTCCGGTTCAGGCTCTGGATCGCCGCGCTCGAGCGCATTCTCACGCGCTACGAAGTCACTGAGCGATTCTTCAGGCTCTGCGACCGGCGCTTCAACCTGTTCGTCTGCCATTAGCGTTCCCCAGCGAACGCGGCATCGAAGTCCAGCATGGTGAAGGTCCGAAACATGCCCTGCTGTGGACCGCTGACGATGTAGGTGTCTGGACGCATGACAATGCGATTCCCATCTTCGCCCACATGGAATACCACAAGGTCACCGTCAATCTCGTAGGGCGTATCAAGCATCAGTTCGCGCAGGGATGTCTCGTCGTGCCCATCCCACTGCCACGCCACGACACGCTCTCCGGTCGCTCGTTCGATGGCAATCAGTGAAACCAAGAGGAGAGCTGTCTTCACTTGCCCTTGGCCTTATGCAAATACGCGCCGAGGTTCTTGTGTGGGTGCTGCGTGCCGATACTCGGGTAGGCGCGATGCACTGCGGCTTTGATCGAGCCCGGATTGGACGCATAGTGCGCCATCGAGAGCGCAGCGCGAGCATGCGAGGCATCCTGAATCGGGAAACTGCGATTCGGGCCAGCAAATTTTGCGGTCGGAATGGCTGCGCGAGTCCTGGCGGTCAGTTTCGCCATCTACTTGCCCTTCGCTTTGTGGAGATACGCGCCAAGATTGCGATGCGGATGCGAGACGTGTTGTGGCTTGCCTTTTTCGCTCCCTACAGCGAAATCATGCATCTGTTGGTGCGTCATCGTAGAACGGATCTTCTGAGCCATCGGGAACTGCGCCCCATGCTCTGCCGCTTGCATCAATCTTTGCTGTGCCCTCGATTTAGCTGGCATGAATTACTCCGTGGATACTACACCTGAGTTGCCGTGCCGTCAAATGGTTCTGGATCCTTCCCCACGACTTCCAGCGTCCAGTGGTAGGCATCCAGCACCGCTGAATACCGTGCGATGCGTCCGCAATAGCGACAGGATGTCTTCCCATTGATGGTGTAGGCCATCCGATCGTGTTTACCACTGGGAGATTTACGGCAGGAGGCAAGTCTATCTGTCATGGCTTCACTTTTTTCGGAGCGTATACATCGCGAGCATTGAGCAGTGCTGACAAGATCATTGAATGTGCCGCGTCTCTGGGCGCATATTTCAGCATCACAAAATAGGTGAACGTTGAGAAGGCTTGCAGCACATCATCATTCGATAGATCATAAATATTCGCAAACGCTGTGAGTATATTTGCGAGTTCCCATAGAACTAGCCCATGTTCTGTTGAGAGTCGTGGGCATTCCCGCAGAGACTGTGCATCTGGAGCATCGCCCATCACGCGCACATGGGCGCGGAGTTCCGCATAGAGCTTCTCGTAGTCTGCCTCCGCATGGAGCCGAGGAATGTCGGTCATTGCGTCGTTCCTGCCGGTTCAGGCTGTGGTTGTTGAGCAGCATCCAGGATGGACTGCGATGCCGTATTAGCGGCTCCCTGCTGTGCCTGTGCCACGGCTTGCTGATGCTGCTGGTCAGATTGAGCCATCTGCGCCTGATGGTCACCTGAAGCCATCGCGGCTTCATGTGCGCGGTCTAATCCCGCTTGCTGGTTGTCGTTCCCTTGGATACCGAGCCGTGCGCGTTCCTCAAGGAAGAGCGAGAGTCGATCCACCTTTGCACCGAGTTCCGCCACGGCAATCTTTGTCTCATTCGCCGCACGGTCACGCGCCGTTTCGGCTTGTTCCTGAATCTGCGTGACCGCGATTTTGCCCTGCGTCTCAACTTGCTTAGTCTGGATGATCTGCCCAGCCTGTTGCAGTTGCTGCTTCAATTGCTGGTTCTCGGCTTGGACCTTCATCGGATCCACTTGCTGCGGATTCTTCGCCAGCCACGGAAACTGATGGTCCCTGTGCTTCTCCAGAAGGTCTGCAACGGGAGCCGCCCATGCTTCGCCCTTCTCACGGAAGTATTCCGGCCCGATGATCTGCATCATCTGCGGATCGGCCTGGAGGATGATCCCCATCTCCCCAACCGCTTCATCGCGCTTGTCCTTGTAAGACTTCCCGATGGTCACTTCTAAGCCGTAGCGACCTTTAGTCAGGTCGTAGTGTTTCGCTGGATGGTTCGGGTCATTCACCATCGCATCAGCTTGTGCCTTCTCTTGGTCCGTCTCATAGGGCAGTGCGATCGGTCGGCCATTCGCACCCATCACGAAGGGATGATTGAGCATCACCCACGATGAGACATTCTTGTCATCCAGAATTTTAGCGATGCGCTGCGGACGGTCGTAGACCTTTGGGATCAGGTCCAGAATGATCATCGCCTCATACGTCATCGTGATATTGGCGAAGTTGTCGATATAGGGCGAGTTCGCACTGATCGTCTGCCCCTGCAAGGCTTCGATGGCCTTGCCAGACCGATGTGCCGGTGTCTGCGTGCCGAGCGCCGGCCCGTAGGTCGCCATTGCCGTCTGCACGAAGTCTTTACCCATCGACAGCAATTGCATCGATGGACCGAGACGGCTCATGTCCACCTGATTGCGCTGTGGGGGAGGCGCTGGTCGGCCTGAGAGGTCGGTCGGCTTGTATTCCAGGTAGGGGAAGTCGCGGATGTTCGCCATGCCCCATTCGGCGTGGCCTTCAAAGACACCTTCAACACCGATGAACGGCGCACGCGGCTCGAGCGCGGCCATGCGAATGGCATTGGTCGCCGCGTAATTCGTCAGACGAATCGCGCCTTTGGCGTTCCCGATCATGCCCAACCAAGAACGCCGTCCATCGGTGACTTGAAGTTCGCGCCCGATGGCTGTGGGAAAGGGAAGGTATTGCCCGTCCCATTCCACTTCGGGCTCCAGCACTTCGGTGTAGTTGATGACACGACGGAAGACGCGCCGTTCGGTGACGGTGCTGCTCCGAGCATCCTTGCCGGTCAGCTTCGTGCGACCTTCCGGCAAGTCTTCATCATCGAATCCCATCGAATGGTCATCGAGCAGCGACTTCTTCCGGTCGTTCGTCTCCACGCGCCATTCTTCGCAGACCGTGACGCGCCGGTTGTCGTCTGTGCCCATGCTCAGCCACTTGCCTGAGTTCTCGACTTCCGAATCGAATGTGGCATCGCTGAACTTGCCGACACGCGATTTCGGATACCTGGCTTTGTAGGCGCCGAAGGACATCGGCACGGTGATCTGGAGCCGCGTGCCGTCTGACCAGTCGGGCTGCTGGGCATACGGGTCACGCTTCACTGTGGACTGGTCGAGGATCCGTTCAATCGTGATCTTCTGATCGAGTTCGTGACCGCCGTAGGAGTCAAAGACTTTATTGACGCGATAGACGCCTCGTCCACACCATAAGCCCCGTTCGTAGGCCCAGCCACGCGCAATGTCGGCGCGAGAGTCGCGTTCGATGTTCTGGTAGAGGCTCTGGATGATGTTCGCGGTTTCGTCGTTCGCGTCGTCGCTGACGGGATGGATGCGAACGGCTAGATGCGCCTGTCGGAACTGCGCGACCTGAAGGAGAATCGGTTCATCGGCTGAGGCGACGGAGAGCATGGGCCGAGCTGGAACCGGAACATTTGTAGGATTCTGTGGAGAGTTCGGCGCGAGTGCGGAGAACTGGCCTTTGACATCATCGGGCCATGCGCCTTCGGCGTGCTGGAATTGCAACGCTTCTTGCTCTTGCTTGTCTTGATCGTGTTCGGTGTCACAGACGAAGTGATACCACTCGATCGCGTCTTGGATGGAGTCATCTGGCGTGATGTCTTCGCCATCATCATCGATCACGTTGCCAATTCCTTCTTGGTGTTCTTCTCGAGTCGCGCTGCCTCTTTCTCATCAGCCTTGGTCATTTGATTCGTATAGAAGGCCATCAGTGTCTCATGGGGCGCACGGTCCATGAGCCACGCTGGATCGAGATGATCAGGGTCTGTCGAATCCGCTTGTGCCCGGAGGTCGTAGGCTTGCTGAAGAGCGGCCCGAGCCAGTTCTGGATTGCCAGGGATGATCCCTTGGGCCGATTGGCGCGGCATGTTCTGCTGATACTCGGTGTGTGCCGATTGCGAGAGCGCCAGCAGATCAGACACGTCGCTCATTTGCCTGTGAAGATCCAGCGCAGACGCGCCATGAAGGACCGTGAACCCCATGCGATAAACGCATCCGTATGAAGTCGGATGGATTCCGCATGGTTGTCCAGGCGCATCGACATATCCGCGAGGAACTCGCCCTGAGCCTTGACCTTCAATGCCAGTTCGTCAGCGGTCTGTTTCTGTTGTCCCAGAATGGATGCTGTGGTTTCCTGAAACCGCGCACGCGAGATTTCCTGCCAACGGAAACCGCCGTTAGACGCTGCTTGATGGCTCATAGACGGCTCGCCAGCCAAATGGCAGTCAATGCTATGCCTGAGCAGAGCAGCCCGACCGCCGAAAGAACTAGGCCCATGACCCACAGTCCGTTATCGCTCATCTGATGATTCCCGCACAATATAGCATTTTCTGAAGCCATTCGCGCTTTGTTTTGACAGGATGCAGAGATGACGGTAGACCGCAGATGCTGCATCGCGGATCGTCTGACGTGTCCCAATCGAATGGTCTACAGGTGCAGTGGAAGTAGAACCACTCCCAGATTCTCATTGCCACATCCAAGCATGAGGAGACGTGAACTCGTCGGTCAGGATCTGATGCCCTGCTGCGGATCGCCTGGTGTCTTGCTCCGCTTGCGTCTGCTGACCGGCGCAGAAGTTTAGTTCGATGTTCTCGATGGCGTGCATGACATTAGCGAATTTATCGTCTTCGTAGGGTTGCCGCAATTCCTTGTTCGCAACGGACGTGAAGTGCGGATCCCATGTATAACCGCCAGCGAACGCATGGTGGACGAACGGGGAATCGCGATGCTCATCTCTCGAATCTATGATGAAGCGGTCAGCGGCATTATTCACGCCGATGCATTCTTCGCCGCCGCCATTCCTACGACGGAGATAACTGGCGATGTTCTCGATCATAGCTAAGCGCACGTCCGGTGAGTTGCCGTTGTCGCGCCACCGCGCTGAAAAGCCGTGACGCCGCAAGATGTCGAGTGGCGTATAGCGTCCGCGCAAGGATTGTTGCTGCTCGCCCATTGGCCCAGTGCAGGTCTTGTAGATCGCCTCTGTCGGAAACCATGCTTGGCGATAGTGTCGCACCAGCGGCAGGAAGTCCTCGAGCACCAGCCCTTCCCCGATCATGCCTCCGATGATCGCCAGACCGCCGCTTCTGAGCGCCTGAGCGCAGACCCATGTCGGCGTGTGCTTACCAAACTCAAATGATTCGAGAATCGGCGTGCGCGGATCGTAAGCCATCGGTCGCCAGTGCAGCGACTTGTCATACAGCCCTTCATAGACGGGCACTCCAGTCACGTTCGGACCTCGGCGTCCCATGACGAGCGTCAGGTATTTCGGATGATCAGGTGCGTATTGGCGCAGCATTGAATCGATGCTCTCTTGCGGCAGATGCTTGTTGTCGAAGATGGAAATGGAATACATCTTCCGGCCCTTGATGGAGTTCGATTCAGGAAACTCCTTCGACAACCAAAACTCATAATCGGACGGGTTCGCGACGAATGTGAGTTGCATCGGATAGCGTTCGTTGCGGAGCGTAGCCGCGAGATTCGGACGGAGCCTTCCTCGCAGTTCGGCGGCAACGGAAGGACGAACCTCCTCAACTTGGTCGCCAAAAATGCGCGAGACGCCGATGCCGCGAATCTTGTTGAACTCCTCCACCAGTGAGTTCGCTTTCAGTCCAAAGGCATAGGCTGTCGAACCGTTCGGCAGCGTATAGCGTTTCTCCTTGGAATCCCATGAATGTTCAATTCCGCGAATGTGGCACAACTCCTCAAAGGCCACACGCAGTTTCGTAGTCACGGCATCCTCAGTCCATCTGAATAGCAGGACTGGAATGCCTGGATGCTTTATAAGCGCATCGATTTCACAATCAAGACCGAGCGTAGTTTTCGCACATCCAAGAGAACCCTCGATCAGCCGTTCCGGCATTTTCACATCCCGCTTGATGGCGAGATGAATTTCCATACCTGTCCAATCAAGTTCAGGCATGGCTAGACCGCTGGCGGAATGATGATGGCCGGCAAATCCTCAAGCCATCGGACATACGCTTCATGTTCTTTCTTGGCATCCACAAGCGCACCAATACTCATCGCACTGACCGCGAAGTTGCAGACGGCACAATAGCACCGGACGATCGTGACTGTGACCGTCACCGACGTTGTTCGATGATGTCTGGGTTGAGTTCGACACACAATGCTAACAGCGGTTGGACATTGCTCAAGGTCAGGTCCGCATAGTAGAACGTGCGAAGCACTGAGGCAATGCGTTCGATGTCTGGAATGACCTGCATCGTCTCTCCGCGCATCTTGTCAATCTCACCTTCCAATTCTTCGATGCGTGAGGTGAGCACGGAGAGACTTCGACGGAGCAGTGCATTCTCGGCAATCTCGCGGTCCAACTGGCCGATGACATTCGTCGGACTCTGGAATGGAATCGTGTCCTTCATGGCATCCTCGTTCTGTAGCCGCTCTTTGAATCGTTCGACATTGGTCATGGTTTCTCCGAGACTGGTCCACCTACATCGCCGCTATTGGTCGTGCTGAAATCCATATCGGCTGGCGCAAAGCCAGCCATCAGCCCTGTCCATGCGTGAGGCATCTCCAACCAGATGGACGGTGGACAGAGATGTTCATCACCGAAATGTCCGCAGTTTCCGCATTGATCATCTTCACAGGACGGATAATAGGTTTCACTCATCTCGGCTCCTCTCGCGGCTCCACGATTCCGTCTGGATCACGAAGCACTGGCCTCTTCCCCTCGCTCACGCGCTCAGGCGGGGCGGCTTCGGCTAGTTCTTCCTCGAAACCATCCGCGAGTGCGTCACATTCAGAGGCACGGATTTCGTACTCCAAGCCACCTTTGATGTAGTGGAGTCTCGCCCTATTGCGTAGAAACTTAATTACATCCGCTGTCGGTGCAGGCGTGGCGGCAGCCTGGAGGAGCGCGGCGAGTTCGTCCAGTATTCGTTGCAGGTCTACGACGCAGATCACTTGCGTTTGTGACTGCCCCGCATTCGGAATCTTCATCCAATAGCGCGGGAGATGCTTGATGTCCGCGATCAGCGCCTCCAGCGGTCGCACCGGCTCAGTCATGCCACACTCCAAAGCAATCGCTGTGAAAGACGCCGCGCCTCTGGTTCATAATCCTCAAAGGCACATGTCTTGTAGAGCCGTCGATTGACCCATCGCGCCAAGTTCAACCGCACGCGGTCTCGGCCAGCCTTCCCTGTATGGAAGTCGCGATAGACCATCACGAACGGATCGATGCCGTATTCGCGGATAATGGCAATCCGCTGTAAGTCCTGCTCAATCGTGGAATTGAAGCCCACAAGCACGAAGCTCTGAAGCTGCCATGCCTTGATGCCAGCCGCGAGTAAGTCCTCAACGCCCCGTCGATACCGAGCGGCGATCGCGATGTCATCAAACGCGAACGTGATTTGTCGGCGCGAATGCGAGACGTTCCAGAACGGCGACACCGCGAGCGCGGATGCTAAGGCTGGCGTGACGCACCGGATGTCCAGCCCTTGACTCGGACAGAAGTCGATGCCGCGTGCCGTGAACGCCTCCAATTGCGCGGTCGCCCATTTCAGGTTCCAGAAAAACTCGTTATCGAGCAACACGACGAACGGACGGCGGTCGGTCGTCTGGTTCAATAGGTCGTCGATCGATGCGACGGCGCGGGGCTTGCCTTCCTTCTCAGGCACCACACAGAACGCACAGGTCCGAATGCACCCGCGTTGTAGATAGCCGATCCCATAGTCGATGCCGTAGAGGCTGTAGTCGGGCCGCATTGCCTCCACATGGGCCGGAAGTTCATCGGAGAGACTCACGCCGCTCCCGCCCACGACCGCGCCTTGTGCCGTCAATGCCGCCGCCTTGTGTCGATTCCACGTGAACACCACAGACCCATACCGCTGATCGGCAGACTCGCCGCTATTGAGGGGAAGCACGGTATCGCCTTGCGCCTTGTGCCATGCTGAGAGCTTCATCAGCGCGACATTTGGAAAGCCCGTGCGATCCAGATCGAACAGTCCTACGCGCACTTGTGTTCCAGCGGTCGCACCGGCTCAGTCATGGCTGTGGCTCCTTCGGGGGTGCGGGAGAGGCCAGCGGAATCAGATCGCAAGTGCATTCGTACGGTTCAAACACACCGTCCGCTTGGTTGCGCGACATGCACCAGAATAGGTGACACGCCTCGCATGAGTTTCGGTCGTTGTATTTGTGAGCAAGCACCGAATGTTTCACTTCTGGGGCTGGACGGAGCGAGGCCGGCGCCGTGAGGTCTTCTAGCATCTGCGCGGCTTCGTTCATCATGTCGCGGTTCGCGGTGCGTTCCCATGATTGCCCCGTCAGAGCCGCCGCCCGTCTTCGCAGCGATTCGATCAACTGCTTCGCATCGCGCTTCGGCAAGTTACTCATGTTCCTTCTCCTGCGGTGCTGGTGCCTCGCACAGCGCATCGAGTTGGCGGTTACATAAATTGCACCACATGTCCCTCGCTACGCCATGGGCATATTCAAACGCTGGTGCCTCGCTCAGCCCTGCGGCGATCAGGGCGGAGAGTTCATCGGCACACATTTCGATGCCGCTGCCGATACCTGGTTCCCAACTACCAGACTCGGCACGCCATTGCTCCACCAGGGCTTTCAGGGCGGCGCGATCCGCGTCAGTCATGGCTAATCCTCAAGATAGGTCCGACGCAGTTGTTGACGACGTTCTGCACTGAGCGGGAGATGGGGTGAGGTCCAGATGTCCCAGCGATGCCGCCACTCCCGCATGATGCGCCACAACTGCCGGATCACAGGGCGTTCTCCAGATGCGCGAGTTGATGACATTCTGGACAGAGATATTCCATGTTATCCAAGGTCCATTGTCCGCCGCGACTGCGCGGAATGCGGTGATGGGCATGGCCGAAGTCTCCACAGAACTCGCCGCAGCGTTCACAGGCCGCATTAGCGCGATGCACCAGTTGTGGTCGCACCACCTTGACGACCTTCGCCTTCGCCCGTTTACGCTTCGCTCGATAGCGTGCCGTTGGCCCTGGCTTCTTCCGAATCACTGGCTCGCCTCATCGTGCTGAAATTTCGTGTCGTCCAGCTTCACCGTCACCATGTCTCGCGCACCGTAGCGGCCAGCCTTCCAGCCAATCCAGACCAGTTGCTTCAGAGCCATCGCTTGCTTGCAGAGTGAGGCGTTCCACGCATTGAGCGTCCGCACGGTGAGCAGTCGCGGCTCTTCTTCGATGGTCCATCCGCGCACCAACCAGACATTGTGGCTGGAGGCATTGCTGTCCCATGAATCGATGCGTTCGACGCGAAGCAGTTCGACAGGCATCAGCCGATACTCGGAGGATCTGGAAGTGGCATCCAATGCGTAGGGTCTGGGAACATATCCTCCGCATCGTCCGCATACCATTCATCTTCAAAACGCACAGAAATCCAAACTCTGTGGTCCGGTTGAGATTGGGCAAATACAAGGACCGGAATGCGATTCGGCGCGTTCTCAATTCGTTGCCATGTGCTCATCTTAGCCATCATCGGATGTGCTCAATGAAACCCGCGCCACTTTTCTTCACACAGTCCGCGCACGCGAAGTGGTCGATGGTTGACTTCTTCATACGAATGACGGATATACACCACGTCGTATGAAAGTGGACCGCCGCGATAGAGTTCCGCACGGCAGTTCGCTCCATCATAGGGCCGCACAAGCTTTATTTGATTGGTCTGAATGAGCCCAAGCGGCTTAAAGTAGTTCACAGGGTCTTCCGCGATCAGCGGTGTAGCGAACACTTCAATCATCGTCGCACCCGTCCAAGTGGCTGATCGGCTTTGAACAGATCCAGAAACAACGGCAGCGCCATGAAGGCCAGCAGCAGCACGTCCAACGCGGCCCAGCCGATGAGCACGACACGCACCAGCGCCAGCCAGTCGATCACTTCGCACCCTTGGGCTGAAGTGCCTTGACCAAGACACGGCGCACGATATCACCGAGCTTGCGTTCCTCCCGTTCCGCCATTTTCTTCAGGATGTCGAAGGTCGATTGTTCCACGCGGGTTGAAATCAGTTTCATGCGTGTCACTGTATACAATCCTGACCGCGTTGTCAACTATCCCACTGTTTACGGGTTGGCTTTGGCGCGTCATCGCGGTCCTGCTCTGGCACACAGCCGCAGGGGCACTTCACGGAGGCACGCATTGCAGCGCCAGAGCCCGATGCCATCACGGTAGCGATACGTCGGATGTGCGCTGAGGAACGTGAATGTTAACTGCATCACACCTCTTGCACGACGATGCCGGTCTGGAGTTCCAACCATTTCCGTTTGAGTCGATACAGCTGCGTCCGCACGCCTTTGGCGTCGATGACGTGCATGATGTTTCTGTCCTGCACGGCGTTATATGTCTCGTATACGAAATCCGAAACATAATAGGACACCACGAACGTCATCGCAGGTTTCAGCGGGTCAGGACAGCAGAGCGGAAAGCGGACCTGGCGCCGTAGGCCGGTAATCTCTCCGAGTTGCTCTCGCGCTTTCAGGAGCAGCCAGTAATCCGCTTCACGGCGCGAATCGAAGGTCTGCCCATCAGCCACACACTTCACATTGCGATATTTCGCTGGCTTGGCTGGCGCTGCGGCTTGCGCTTCACGTCCACGATTGGACATCAGAGCGCGGTAGTCGTCTTCTGTCCAACTCACATCAACCTCGATGGATTGCGATATGTGCCTAGGCGTCTACGGATCTTGCTCTTGAGATACTCGGCATCATATGCCCTGACGACGCGCTGAGCCTCTGGCGATGAACCACCCAATACATCGAATCGCGTCACATAGCCATGTTCGATCTGATATTGAACGCACATACGGAGTGGTCCACGTATTCCAGAAAATTCTACGCCTTGCGGCAATATCAATGTCCCGAATCTATCAATGCCACGGTGCGATAGTTCATTCGCCATACAGGACATCGCGGGAATTAAGCACCGTTCCGTATCCGTATTTGTGACCAACACAGATTTCTGCGTAGTCATCACGATGCCGTCCCAAGCCCTTTCACCGATTCGCGATGCAAGCCGATCGGTGTGCATGGGATGGATATGGAATCCGTGTGAGGACATCTCGGTGCAAAAGATCCGGTGTGCTTCAGATAGCGCCTCGCTATAGGTGGAGTCCCATTGCAGTTTCTCGATGTCGTTCCATGCAGGAGCATTCTTCGCAACAGTCAAATCGATGCGAGGAAGCAAGACTGCCGCTGTCGCTCCACCAAATAGCGTGGTGAGGAATCCTCGTCTGTCCATCACTTGAACCTCATCACCATCTGACCATCGGGCCCGACATCGATGCTCGTGTAAGGTCCATCCGTGTTCCATTCGCGTGGCACCTGTTCGCCGGCATCACGTCCGAGTGGAGCTTGTGGATGATACCGATAGCAGGAGTTGCGCGATTCTCCGTTCCACACGATGTCGCCGCCATCACGCTTCACGACTTTGCGAGCATCACTCACTCTTGTGCGCCAAGCTGCGAATCCTGCGACATGGGCGAGGGTATGCACATCGATCCATTCGAGGGGATGGGCCATGAAGTAATCCAGCACGGCACTGGTGAACGTCGCTCGTCGTTCAATCTCTTCGCGCATAGTTAGTCCCTTTCAGGCCAGTGATACGTGCCTGGAGCGCAGTCTGCATCGTGCGAAATCTCGTAAGCGCGGAACATGGAATCCGCATCGAACACGGTGAGAGTCACGGCATCATCCGCAACTGAGGTGACGAGCGCAGCGAGATGCACGATCGATCCATCGGGCACGTAATGCACGATCCGTCCGACGCTCGCCTTCTGCACTGGTGTATCAGCCATGTTTTTGCTCCAACAATTCGCGCACCATGTCTTCGATGTCACTGGCTTTGTCACGGAGGTCACTCGCACATTCTCGCAATGCGATACTGGCTGGTTCATAGCGCCCCATCTCTCGCGCCTGCTGTTCCCATAACGCAGCCAATGCGTCCAATTGATACCGCACACGATCGCTAAATGTCATCATTGGCATGGTTAGTCACTCGCCCACTTCATCGGCTTCCCTGAACAGCCGATCACGTTTCGCAATCCAAAGAAGGAACCAGACGCTGCGCCGATGCCCATCGCGATCTTCGCAGACTTCTCGAGCGACGAATGATGCGACCGCTTTGCGATGTAGAGCGCAGTACTCAATCCGCCGATCGTGATGGCGTTGAAGGCCCAGCCTCGACCTACGTCGTAGCGTTGATCAGGCCGTGTGAGGATCGGATTGTTTTCAAAGCACGCCATTGTGTGATTGTCGAAATACCACGATGACAGATGGTCGCCTCCGAGTTGGCCGGCGCTCTCGAGTGCGGTCCATTTCAGCGTATCGCGCAGCGGACCAGCATCGACAGGCGCTGAGATAGCAAGGAGCAGCGCGAGCGCAATCATGGTTCTCATGGTCAGCCTTCCCATCCGTCTTCCTGCTCCATCTTCGTCATTTCCAACCGGGCCACGGAATCTCACGCGCCATGACTTGTTCGATCGGCATAGCGAATGAGCGTTCACAGCGTTGACACAACATCAAGTCTGAATCGGCATCCGGCTCGCGTCTGCTCCGAATAAGCACTTCGTGACAACTGGGACATTCCCAGCCGCGTGTCATCGCGCTGATGCGAACGGTTCCGAGATGAAAAGCGTTCTTCATTTCAGCCTTCTTCGCCTGGTTCTCGAGCATCCCGATAGGGCATCCACTCTTTGACTTGCTGTTTGAACTCGCCGCGAGTTTTTGGTTTCACACTCGCGAACGACACCATGCCGAAGTCACCAGAAGTTTTCTGCTCGATAAGCGCCGGCAAGTCTGGAGGCGCTGGCCCTGAACAATCCACGCACCGACGCATCTGACGACCAGCGCCGATGGTGATGAACAGCACCGGATCGCCTTTCGGAATCTCGCGCTGTTTGCAGTAACCGCAGAACAGCAAGCGCGGAGCGCGGTTCCAAGTTTTCATACGGACCACTTCACATCGTTTGCGACGGTGAGTCGAGCGCGAGCGTGTTCAAAGCTCTCCAGATTCCATCGATAGGCTTGCGTGCGTGAAATTGGAAGATTCACCTGATGTCCGCAACACCAGAACGCGAGATGGATCTTCCCATCCGAGTAGCGCAGCCATCGCGGATCGGACGTGACGACCTTCCGGCATGTCTGACAACGCGGATTCATCGTGCCGCCTTCCGCTGAACCTCAGCCGAATCCAGAGCTTTGCGGACCACTTCCGCGTCATACGCGATTTTCCGCTTCGCGCAGAGCGTCTTGATGTCTTCCACCACGTCAGAGCCGAGATAGGCATGACCGTTGATGCTTTTGAGCACCTCATGCGCGATTTTGGTAATGATTTTGACGTTTTCTGACGGATTCCGAGGGAAAGCCGTGAGGGAAGGCGGCGGAACGCCGCTGTTCTTATCTTTAGTTCCCTTCAGTTCCCTTCTCTTAAGTTCAGTTCCCTTAAGTTCAGTTCCGCGCGCGCGCGCGACCATGAATTTCCCGGAACTTCCCGGACATTCCGGGAACACAGACTCTGTTCGCTTATGCAAACCTTGCTGATGTGCCTCAAAATTAAGGACTTGCACGTATTGTTTGTCTTCGACCTGATACCACTGGATTAGCGTCACGTCCTGCAAGTAGGACAATCCCTGTGCAAACTGATCCTTCGACCGTGGTGAGGTAGGAAAGCACATGTGCTTGACCGTGAAGGCATCCCCCTGGAGGCGACCGAAGTCGTCAGCGTGGCTCACGATCAGGGGATACAACACTTGGCAGAACTCGGCCAGCTCGCCGGCAATAGTGGTCAACGAGGCAAACTTCTCGGACGTGCTAAGTGACTTGGAGATCATTCGGCCTCTTGCCATGAATGCGCCTATGCCGCCGCTACAGTCAGTTTCTCGAGCACGATGGACCAACTACGCGGTTTCTTGTTGGGGAAGGCCTTCCGAGCGGCCTTGACGGCGGCATTTGCAGCCCCATTCGGAGAAGCGCCGGGAACTTCGCCGCGCCATGTCAGGACCGGCAGCAGATCAAACTCTAAACTGACCGAAACCTGCCATAGCGGTTTTGGCGATCGCTTGGATGATTTAGGTTCTGACGTAGCCGTGCAGGAGTCTGAGTCCGCGTTTTCCAAATGGCTTGTCATGGCGTTTCCAGAGCCGCAAACGGCCTTTTAAGGTTTCGTCTCAGAGAAATTCTGAGGTATATTTATTTCCGTATCAACAGTTAGCCCATTGACAACATGGTTAGTCTTGTGCTTCTTGATATAGACCACTTGGCTCGTGAGGCCGAGTCGGTCGAGGATGGCTGGCCCAGGCTCTTGCAGTCCGCGCATTACCTTTGAGAGCGAGGATTCGGAGATGCCGAATGACTCTGCGGCCTTCCAGCGAGTCGGGAACTTGTTCAGCTCCGACTCGAGAATCCGTAACAACTGTCGTTTCGTCATTGAGCAAGCATTATGCGTCGGGCGCACTGGTCTGTCAAGAAATAGAACTCAGCCAATAAGAACTTGACTTACGGCGAGGAGATAAGAACTGGATACTAAATATACAGTTGACAGGAAGGTACGAAGTGTGGATCGTTACGTAAGTATCCAGATCGGAGTGGATACTAAGTATGCAGATCGAGAAAGGCTAAGGAAAGGAGGGACTTGACTGGATACTAGGTAGTCATGATAAGCTGAGCGTCGCAATGC